AATTCAACCAATATTAATGCATCAGGTATCGTTACTGCAATTGGAGGTTTTGTAAGCACAGCAAATACAACACCAATTACGATACAATTAGTAGGAAATCAACTTACTTTTAATGCTGTGGGAATTGGTAGCACTACTTTCACCTTATTCTAAATAACAATATGAGGAAAAATCGATGTCTATAACAAGAAACAGAGAGCTATCACAATTTGGATTTTTTATTCACATTGATGATACTACCAAAAATGTTGGTATTGCAACGACTGCAACTCCTTATGTTGGTATAGGAACAACCAATCCAGGTTTTAAATTAGATATTAATGGTGATATTAATTTTACAGGGGATATTTATCGAGATGGAAGTCTTTTTGTAACAAGTATTGATGCAAATAATAATTCTACTGCAGGACAGTTTATTTCTACAGTCACATCAGGAACTGCACCATTAGTTGTTCTTTCTGATACTCAAGTCACAAACCTAAATGCCTCATTCTTAAGAGGCAAACTGCCTCCTACTGGTGATATTGTAGGAATAACGGATACTCAAACTCTTACGAATAAAACACTTACTTCTCCTACTGTTAACACAGCAATTATTGGTTCTGCTGGCATAACTTTTAATGGAACATCAGGAACTACAACACTTCAGGCATCTGCAACTGCTTCTGGAACACTCACTCTTCCTGCTGCAACTGATACTTTAGTTGGAAAAACTACATTAGATACTCTTACCAATAAGACCATTGCAGCAGGTTCTAATACCATTACAGGACTGACAAATTCAAATCTATCCGGATCTGCTGGTATTAGTAATGCAAATCTTGCGAACGCTACAATTTCTGGAGTTTCACTTGGTTCTAATCTAAATGCATTATCTTTTAATGGATACATAACTGCTGCCACCTCTTATAATGGTTCTGCTGCAGTAAATGTTTCTGTTGCTGGAACATCGATCAACACTGGAAATACATTAGTTGCAAGAGATATTAGTGGTGATTTTACCGCAGGATCAATCACTGCAACTCAATATACCTCAACATCAGATATTAGTCTTAAAAAAAATGTATTTACAATTGAAAATGCACTAGAAAAAATACTATCTCTTCGTGGTGTTGAGTATGATCGTATAGAAAATGGAGAACATCAGATTGGTTTGATTGCTCAGGAGGTTGAAAAGATTATTCCTGAGGTTGTTTATGGAGATGAAATTAAATCAGTTGCTTATGCAAATATAGTTGCATTACTCATAGAAGCAATTAAAGAACTTAAAGAAGAGATTAACGATTTAAAAAAAAAACAAGTATAAATACTTTTATAAATAACTGAAAAAGAGACTATATAAATATGGCTGTATTAGGCGCTACTAATTTAACCGGATGTAATAGTATTCCAGACTTTATTGCTACTGGAAGTTTGATGTTATTTCAACAAACATCCGCACCTTCAGGGTGGACTAAGCAAACATCACACGATAACAAAGCACTTCGTGTTGTAACTGGAACCGCAACACCAGGTGGTTCTACCGCATTTACTTCTGTATTTGCAAGTAGAACCCCTGCAGGTACTATAGCTGTAACTGCAGGTAGTGTTGGTAATACTACATTAACCACACCACAGATTCCATCTCACACTCACACCAATGGTGGAGGGTCCAATTTTAATGCTGCCAGCCCCTTCCCCAGCACTGGCAATGTTTCCGTGAACAGTTCAGCGACCACTGGTTCCACTGGCGGTGACGGTGCTCACACTCACCCATTTACTGCTAGTACTGCGGCATTTTCAGGAACTGCACTGGACTTTGCAGTTCAATATGTAGATGTAATCATTTGTTCTAAAAACTAGACTTAACAAATATGTTTTATTATGTTAAAATTAACCATAACAAAAAAGAGGTAACATGAGACTCGTAATTGTACCAATAGATACTAGGATTTCAATAGACGGAGAGAGCATTACTGAATGTGATGTATCTTGGCTTCCAGAATTCGTTGGTGACATAACGGGTGTACCGCAAAAAGTTCATGCACTGCAATGGTATGATGATCATGGAGAAATTGAACTTAGGTCTAATGATACTAATATAAAAATAACAGAACTAGGAATTTTTGAGCAAGCAATTGCTAAACATGCAGAAAAAAAGGCAGCAATAGAAAAAGAAGCAGCAGAAGCAGCAGCAGCAGAAGAAGAATCCTACGATGCTTTATTTGAAGCACAACAACAAGAAATGTCATATGGAATAACCGACATTGATATAGATAGCCTTCTTGCAAATCTTGAACAAAAAAAGATATTTGAAGGATTAAAGTCTGCTGCAGAACAAATTAATGAACAACAAAGAATAAATGAACAATTGGCATCGAATATAACCGACATTGATATAGATAACCTTCTTGCAGATCTTGAACAACAAAAGAAGAATTCTGAAGTCATCGATATAGATAAACTTATTGTAAATCTTGAACAACAAAGGAAGAATTCTGAAGTCATCGATATAGATAAACTTATTGTAGATCTTGAACAACAAAGGAAGAATTCTGAAGTCATCGATATAGATAAACTTATTGTAGATCTTGAACAACAAAAGAAGGATTCTGATTCTATGTTATATGGGATAACCGATTCTGGTATAGATAAAGTTCTTGCAGAAATTGAATCTAATGATTACTCTACTACGAGTAAGATTGATATAGATAAACTTCTTGCAGAACTTGAGTTGGAAGAGGTTGAGTACTCTGATGAGAGTGATATTGTAATATCTAAGAAAAAGAAAAAAGTTGTAAAAGAAGTAGGTATTGCAACAGTTTAATAATGGATAAATTGAAAAATATTCCCCATATTCGTTATATAAACTTAGATGAACGAGTAGATAGAAGAAATTATTTAGAAAATGAATTTAAAAACTATGGTATATCTAATTATATAAGGATATCTGCAAATAGATATGGTCCTCACAATTATAATGATTGGGAGAAACAATTAATATTTGAAGAAAGAGAGAATAAAATAAGTTATATTTCAATTTTAGTTAATCAATTGCAAAGTATTATAGATTGGTATAACGAAAATATATCTGAAACTTGCTTGATTTTAGAAGACGATTTAAATTTTTCTACTGTTAAATACTGGTCTTTTGATTGGGATTATCTCGTAAGTAGATTGCCTTGTAATTGGGATTGTATTCAGTTACATATAATTGGACAAAGGTATATTCCCATGGGTCTAACAAGACGAACTAAAAATAATCATGGGGCAACTTGTTATCTAATCAATAGAAGATATGCTAAAAAACTTATTGATATGCATTATGTAAACGGTAAGTTTAAATTCTATAATAATTATGGGTATGGAAAAAATTGGCCTATCTACCATTGTCAATCTCCAGATTTTGTTCCTTATGAAATAGGAGTTACATACTCATTTCCTGTTTTTATTACTAATTCTACTTTTGGTAGTGATTGTTATGATGGAAAAATTAACATGATGGCTAGAAAATCAGACGCTTTAATATTAAAATGGTGGAGAGATGCCTCACAAAACTATTCTTTAGATGATCTTTTTTTATTAGACAAGTTAAGATTAAAAGAACTTCTACTTCCAATTTCTTATAGTAATGATGATACTAGAGCATCCTTTGGTCATGCTCATAATGGATTATAATGGACTAACATGAAATTGCACCCAAAGTTAGTTGGCATTCCCCACATTTATTATATAAACTTAGAAGATCGTATAGATCGAAAAGAGTTTATGGAAAATCAGTTTAAAAAGTTAGGTATTGAAAATTATACAAGAGTAAATGCATCAGAATTTTTAAAGAATGATATTTCGACATGGGAAGACAAGATATATTTTGCTAACCGTATACCAGACGGAGTAAAAAGAGATGGGGACTATAGAAGATCTGCTTGTATTTCTTTAACGCATATGGAAGTAATAAGGAAATGGGTTGAAGAAACCTCTGAAGAATATATGATTATTATGGAAGATGATAATGATTTGAGGTTGGTAAACTTTTGGCATTTTGATTGGCAATATTTTATGAATAATTTACCTTATGATTGGGATGCGGTACAACTAATGTATAATTCCGGCAGGACAATATATTGTTTTTTACATCCTAAAACAGAAATAACTTGGAATGGCCCTTTGCTTATTAATAGGGAGTATGCAAAAAAATTAATTTCCTTATATTATTTTCATGGAAAATATAATTTTAGGAAAAAAATGAATAGAATGGATTTTCCGTTTTACAATTTATATGGTAGTAGATATAGATATGTTGATGTTGATGACTTTTTAGCGTTTGGTGGTAAAGTATATCAATTGCCATTATTTACTACAAATCCTAATCTTGACCTTCCACCTAAACAACATCACAAAAAATGTAGAAGAGCTCATGTTATATGGTGGACCCAATTGCGAGATAAGTTTACTTTAGAAGATTTTTTTACTTATGGTAAACCTTATGACTATCAAATGAAGATTGAGATAAGTTGAATGGAAAAGTTTAAAGAAATTGCTCCAATTTATTATATTACAAGATTTGACAGATATGAATCACAAGAGTATACTGAAACTAACTTAGAAAAAAATAAAATTTTTAATTTTAATAAAGTAACATATAATGATAATTTTTCAGAAAATAATGAATTAAATTTTTCTATTTCAATTATTAAAACTTTAAGAACATGGTTAGAAAAAAGTAATGAACAGTATATTATAATATCTACAGATGATATTGATTATGGGTATATTGATTATTTTCATTTTGATTGGAATTATTTAATGAATAATCTTCCATATAATATGGATTCTCTTCAACTGGGATTTGAAAATAAATTGGAAATATTACCATGTTTTTTACATCCAGTTAAAGATTTTTATGGATTTGGCATGACTCTAATAAAAAGAAGATATGCTGAAAAATTAGTCAAACTTTATTCTGTTAATGGTGAATATAAATTTAATCACAAAATTTCTAATATATTTTGGAAAAGATCTGATAACTTTGTTACCCCACACTATTTTTTAAATCAAAGTGGGAGAGGGTATTCTATACCAATGTTTCCAAGAAATCCTGATTTGGTGAGTGATAAATATTTTACGAAAGAATCCCTTCTAAATCATAGAAAGTTATATTCACGATGGTGGAAAGAACTTAGAGACACAAGGTCATTGGAATCTTTTTTCTGCTATTTAACTTATAATGATCTTATTATAACATTACCTAAGGAACATGAATCAAAAATTACTAGATAATAACTATATTATTATTCCAAATTTTATATCTAATTACAGAGCAAATAAACTCAAAGATGAGTTTGTAGAGTTTTCTCAAAAAAATAATTTGGAAGGAGATTCTCAAATTCCAACTTCTTCCTCTGATTATAATTACATTTCATTCTTAGAACTTCTCTGTGAAAAAACACCAGAAGTATCTGAAATACTAGAAGAAAATGTTTTACCCACATACGCATATGCTAGGGTTTATAAAAATAGATCGGTATTAAAAAAACATTCTGATAGAGATTCCTGTGAGATTTCTTTGACCTTACACCTAGGTGGTGATCAAGATTGGCCAATTTTTATTAAAAATCCAGAAGGCAAAGATCAATCTGTAGTTCTTGCACCAGGTGATGCCATGATGTATCGTGGAACAATCGCAGAACATTGGAGAGATGAATATGTTGGTAATGAGTATACTCAAGTATTTCTTCATTATGTAAGAAGTAGGGGAGATTGTGCATATACTTATTTTGATACTGAAGATCATAAAGGAGAACATGGAAATCACAATAAACAAATGACAACTGATAAAACTTTAGAAGTAGAAGTAAAAGAAGATACTATCAAACGTTCTCCAATTCTAATTAAACCAGCATCTAAATTAGAAGATTTTGTACAAGTATTTGATAATGTTTTATCTCAAGAAAACTGTAATTTAATACTGGATGAATATAAAAATACATTAGAATGGCAAAATACTCGCACTGGTGATGGGCAAGTAGCAAAAGACACACGTAATTGTATGGAAATTGGACTTTCTCTTAATCAAGTGCTTGAACAAAATTTTGATGTTAGAAAAAACTTGGACAATATAGTTTTTGAATCAGTAAGAAAAGTAATTGCTAATTACAATGCTCTTGTTCCTACATTCCGTATAGATATTGA